GAGACAGAAGAAGATGAAGATGGATTTAATTTTAGAACACTTCATATTTCAGAATACTTTATCTCAGAAAATCATAAAGGACAGATTGATACCTTATATAGAAAGTTTCAATATACTGCTAGACAAGCTGTTCAAAAGTGGGGTGATGCTGTAGGTGCTAAAGTACAAGATGCTTTCGAGAATAATCCAGACAAAAAGTTCACTTTCATTCATTGTGTAATGCCAGCAGAAGAATATCAAGGTAAGTACGATACTAAACTACCTTGGATAAGCTTACATATAAGTAAAGAAGACAAAAAGATTGTTCAAGAAGGTGGATATAACGAAATGCCTTACCTTGTAACAAGATGGTCTAAAGCTTCTGGTGAAGAGTATGGTCGTTCACCTGCTTATAATGCTTTACCTGACATCAAGACCTTAAATAAGGCTGTAGAGTTAGGCCTTAAAGCATGGGCTAAAGCTATCGACCCACCATTACTGGTAGAAGATGATGGTGTAATAGGTAGAGTAAAAACAAATCCTTCAGGTATTACTATAGTACGAAGAGACGGTGCAATTAAACCTCTTGATACTGGTGCTAGATTTGATGTTTCAGATATGAAAGAATCTGAATTACGTGGAGCTATTAAACAAGCGTTCTTTTCAGATCAATTAGAACTTCAGCAAGGCCCACAAATGACGGCAACAGAAGTTCAAGTTCGTTATGAGTTAATGCAAAGATTGCTTGGCCCAACATTAGGTAGATTTCAAACAGAGTTCTTGAATCCACTGATTGAAAGATGTTTTGCTATTATGCAACGTAATGATATGTTCAATCCTGCCCCAGGTTCATTAGATGGTGTTGATATAGATATTGAATATGTTGGCCCATTAGCGCGTTCACAAAGAATGGAAGAAGCTACTGCTGTTGAAAGATTGTATGAGATGGCTGCAAACCTTGCTCAGATTGCCCCAGAAGTTATGGATAACATAGATCATGATGCTGCAATTCGTTCTCGTGCTGAGTTACTAGGTGTTCCTAAGAACATTATGCGTGACCCACAAGAAATTGCTGAACAAAGAAAGCAAAAACAAGAGCAACAACAAGAAATGATGGCAATGCAACAAGCTCAACAAGGTGCAGATTTAGCAGCAACTGCTGTACCAGTAGCACAACAAATAACACCTGATAATGTTGAACAAACACAAGAGGGTATGGAAGCAATTATGGGTGCTGTTCAAAATGCCTAAAGCGATTGCTAAAATCAAGAGAGACTATGCTGACTGTTTTGAGTCTGTATCTGGGAGTAAAGTCCTAGATGACCTACGCAGGGCATACCAATTACGAGAATCTTATGTAAAAGGTGACTCGTATGAAACCGCGAGGAGAGAAGGCGAAAGGTCTGTCTATCTTCGTATTTTAAATATGTGTAATATAAAAGAGGAATAAACTATGAGTGAAGAAATGGTCACGGAAACAACGGATAATGCTGTACTAGCACCTGTTGAGAGTGGTAACCAAGATTGGCGTGAAGGGTTATCAGAAGAATTACGAGCAGATCCAACGCTTGCAAGTATCAATGATACCGAGTCAGCAGCTAAAACACTTATTCATCAGCAGAAGATGATGGGCAATAGAATACCTATCCCTAAAACTGATGAAGAAATGAGCGAACTATATACAAAACTTGGCAGACCCGAAACAGCAGATGGTTATGAGGTAGATGTTCCACCAGGTTATGAAAAATACTATCCTGAAGAAATGATGAGTTCATTTAAACAAACAGGGCATGATTTAGGATTATCACCTAAACAAATGCAAGGACTGGTTGAATGGCAAAAAGGTTCTGTAGATTATCAAATGAATCAAGAACAGATAGCAGGAGATACACAAGGAGTTCAAACTGAAGAAGTTCTGCGGAAAGAGTTTGGTGCTAATTACGATAAGCAACTAACATCTGCTCAAAGGGCGTTAAGAGTATATGGAACACCAGAACTACAGCAAAAGTTAGCTGATCCAAGATACGGGAATGACCCAGACTTAATCAGACTACTTGCAAATGCTGGTAAAGATATAACAGAGGACTCTGCAAGAGGTACTGCAAATAACTCTTTAGTAATGAGTCCTATGGATGCACGTCAACAAATCGATCAAATACAAGGAGATCGTTCTCATGCGTATTGGGATAATAAGAATCCTAAACACATGGATGCTTTGACCGAAATGGAGCAATTGTACGCAAAAGCACATCCAGAATAAGAAATATGGTAAGATAATAATCAAGCGGAGTAAAATTCGCTTGTGCTATAGCTGCCCGAAAGGATAACAGCAAGGCAAATGGTGGTTCTCAAACTCGTATAGTCAGCGTAATAGACAGGACACCCGAAAGGATAATGACCGTTTTTATGTTTAATTATATAGGAGGGCATTATGTCCACTCAAATCACAACTGCTTTTGTAGAGCAGTATAAGAATAATGTACTACACTTAGCGCAACAGAAAGGTTCGCGCTTACGTGACACAGCTCGTTACACAGCAGTAACTGGTAAGAGTCACTATTTTGAAAGAATCGGTGCTACTGCTGCGGTAATTCGTACAACTCGCCACTCTGACACACCTAGGATTGATACTCCACACTCAAGACGTAAAGTGTCTTTAGTAGACTATGACTGGGCTGATCTAATCGATCAGGAAGATAAGGTTAAGATGCTTATCACTCCACAGTCTGAGTATGCTATGGCAGGTGCTAATGCAATGGGTCGTGCTATGGATGACGCTATAATTGCTGCTGCTTCTGGTAATGCTTACGGTGGTGTTGCAGGTGCTACAACAATTGCACTTCCAGCTACACAGAAAATTGCTGGTGGTACAACAGGTTTAACATTGGATAAATTGCTTTCTGCTAAAGAAATCATTGATAGCTCTGATGTCGATCCTGATGAGGCACGTTACATTATCTGTTCAGCTAAACAAGTTACAGACTTATTGAATACTACTCAGGTGACTTCATCTGATTACAATACAGTTCGTGCTTTAGCTTCTGGCGATATTGATACGTTCTTAGGCTTTAAGTTTATTCGTTCTGAACGATTAGCTTTAGCTTCTACTATCCGTTCTTGCCTTGCATACACTGAGTCTGCAATGGGTCTAGCGGTTGGTGCTGACATCACTACTCGTATCTCTGAGCGTGATGATAAGAACTACGCAACACAAGTATTCCTATCAATGGTTATTGGTGCGACTCGTGTTGAAGATGAAAAAGTTGTAGAAATTGGTGCTAAGGAAACTTAATATCTAAGTAGTAAAAAAGAGGGCTTCTTGTAATGAGTTGTCCTCACTTAATTCAGGAGAAGAGATATGGCAACAGAAGTTTCCATTTGTTCAAACGCATTACGCAAACTTGGTGACGATCCGATCACTTCCCTATTAGACGATACAGAGCGAGCAAGGCTCTGTAACGCATTTTATCATCCAACTAGAGATTCAGTTCTAAGGTCACACCCTTGGAATTTTGCTATTACTAGAGCGACATTAGCAAAACTTACAACTGTACCAGCATTTGACTATGCAGCAGAATTCACACTCCCTACAAAGCCATATTGTCTTAGAGTCCTAAAGATGGAATATGACGATATAGAGTTTAAGGTAGAAGGAAGAAAACTGCTTTGTAACGATGATTCTGCTAAGATTTTATATATTGGTCAGATTACTGATACAGCACAGTATGACCCTATGTTTACAGAGGTTCTAACTGCTAGATTAGCAGCTGAATTAGCCTATTCTATTACTGGTAGTAACTCTCTCACTAAGCAAATGTGGGATATACATGATGAGAAGATTAAAGAGGCCAGAAGCATTGATGGATTAGAAGGGTTTATAGATGGTATAGTATCAGACACGTTCACAACATTTAGAAGATAATGGCTAGAGTTCATCCATTCCAGTCTAACTTTACTGCTGGAGAGTTAAGTCCTCGCCTTGAAGGGCAAATTGACTTCAAGAAATATTTTAATGGTTGTAGTGAATTAACCAATATGATTGTATATCCTCATGGAGGAGCTACTCGTAGAGGTGGTATGTACTTCGTATCTGAAGTAAAAACATCATCTAAAGAAGTTAGACTTATACCTTTTGAGTTCAATGTAACACAATCGTATGTATTAGAAGTTGGCGATCAATATATCCGTTTCTATAAGGATAATGGTCAAATACAATCTGGTGGTTCTGCTTATGAGATTTCAACTCCTTTTCTTGAGGCAGAATTATCAGAACTACATTTCGCTCAGTCAGCCGATGTAATGTATATCTGTCATAGTAATCATGCACCTAGAAAACTATCTCGTACAGGTCACACTTCTTGGACATTAACTACACCAACATTTACATGGGCTGGTTCTTCTCCTTGGACAGCAGGTAATGGTTGGCCAAGAACAGTATCTTTCTATGAACAAAGGTTATTTTTTGCAGGAACTTCTACTTATCCACAAACAATATGGGGTTCACAGACTGCTGCCTACGAGAACTTTGACCAAGGAACAGGCCTAGCGGATGAATCAATGGAATATGCCATTGCAACAAACAAAGTAAACGTAATTAGATGGTTACAACCAAGTAGAGATTTAATTGTTGGAACAGGTGGTGGAGAATTTAAAGTAGGTCGCCCACAAGGAGAACCATTAACACCAGCTAATGTAATGGTAACACAACAAACCACGTATGGTAGTTGGACAATTCCACCCATACAGATCGGTAACGCTATTTTATTTACTCAGAGAGCAAGAAGAAAGATTAGAGAATTCTCGTATGCGTATCAAAGTGATGCTTATATAGCACCAGATATGACATTATTAGCAGAACACATCACAAAAGGCTATATTAAAGACATGGATTATCAACAAGAACCTGACTCTATTGTATGGTCATGTACTTCTACTGGTAAGCTGTTAAGTATGACTTATGAAAGACCTGAAGAAGTAGTTGCTTGGGCAGAACACAAATTAGGTGGTACAGGTGTTGAAGTTGAAAGTGTGGCAGTTATTACAAATACAACACAAGATCAATTATGGGTTTCAGTTAAAAGAACAATCAATAGTGTAACAAAACGCTATATTGAATATTTAGACCCTAATATAAATGTAGATTCAGGAATTACAGGTACAGTATCTACTGCAACGACTTCAGTCAGTGGACTCTCACATTTAGAAGGTGAGACGGTTAAAATTGTAATAAATGATGCTGTATTCCCAGATGCAACGGTTGCTAGTGGTGCTATTACTATATCTGTACCAACAGGGTGGACTAATGTTGCTATTCAAGTCGGACTAGGCTACACCTCAACTTTAAAGACTATGCGTATTGAAGCAGGGTCACAAGCAGGTAAAGCACAAGGATTAAGAAAGAGATGGAATGAAGTTATGGTTAGACTACTTGATACTACAGGTGTTAAGATAAATGGAGACCAGCTTCCTTTTAGAACGTCATCAACTCCAATGGGTTCAGGTATCGGATTATTCACAGGCGATAAAAGAGTTACGAACCTT